GGGCCGGCAGCAACAAACCCTCCTGCTATCCCGGTTACGGCGGGTGGAAGACCTAGTGCCGGCAGAATACCAGCGACTCGTGATCGACGTGGCGGAACGGCATGGCCTGGACCCCAGGCTGCTGGCGGCTCTGGTGCATGTTGAGTCCGGGTGGGATCCCCAGGCGCGGGGTTCCGCCGGCGAAATCGGACTGACCCAAATCCTGCCCGAGACAGCCAGGTGGATCGCCGAGGCACGCGGGCGACCCATCCCTGACCTGGCGGATCCCCTGGAATCACTGGATGCCGGAGCCTGGTATCTGACGGCGTTGCTGCGGGAGACAGGTGGCAATGCCGTCGAGGCCCTCGCCCGGTATAATGGCGGCCCTCGGTGGCGGGACCGGGCGCCGGTCGCAGCCCGGATATACAGCGAGCGGGTGGTCCGGCTCGCGGCCGGGCGTGGTAACTGATGCGGCTGGCAG